CGCACCGGGGATCCTAGGCAAGTTTGATGCTCATTTGAGTGGAATCTAGCCAGCTAGGTGCCTATTTCACCACCCACACTCTGAGGGAGCCTCAAGCAGAACTTGTCTGCAAAACTCCCTCTACCATTCACAATGGGGAAAGCCCAGTCCAAACAAAACCACATAGCCCAAGGCTCTGAGCCCAGGACGGAGCTGATACCTGACGCCTCAGGCTATGGGCCTGAGTTCTGCAAAAGCTGCTGGTTTGAGAGAAGGGGTCTTGTCAAATGTTATGACCATTATTTATGCATGAATTGTCTGACATTGCTTCTTACAATCTCCGACAGATGCCCAATCTGCAAGTATCCTCTGCCAACAAAACTGCAGATCAACAAAACACCAACCGCTCCCAAAGAGTCGGCCAGCAATCCCCCGCCGTACAGTCCCTGAACCCACCCAACCACAAACCTCCACCCACCCCAAGCTCCCCCCCGGGGGGGCCCCCCGCCGGGGTCCCCCCCGGGGGAAAGACGGCTGAGCCCACCGACTGAGGCTAGTCAATATCCTGCACCTCCCTGACCTCCTCAAACAGTTTATCACACTGCCTCCCTTTCAATCTGTATTTACCCTGTGAACTGTGTACCATTATGTCACCTAAAGTTTTGCTAAAGCACAAATTGTAACCATTAAAGCCCAACCATTCACATACATCCTGTAGAGCATCTTTAAGAAACACTTTATAATCATTGGGCCTGCACTTTTTGACAACCCCAACCAGGTCCAGTTCCAACCAGTGCAAACCTTGATCAAGCCTCTGTCTCAAAATGTTCCCAACCACTATAGGGGGTGAGTTAACACAACTCCCATCCATTTCTGAAATCAACACCTCCATGTCTTGATCATGAATACTCGGGTTTATTGGTAAAATTTTCTTCCTGCCTTCAATCAAGTAGCCATCCTCCACAACCAGAGGCAGGGGCTCAGGATTTGGTCCTACGTGCACAAAATCATATTCGGTGAGGCCTGTAACATTCTCACTTAGTTTAACATTGAGCCTAACTACCTGCCCAATTGATTTGGGATCCTCAAGAAATTCTGATAGGTTGTCAGCATCAACTATCCACACAGGCTCCGGCTTACAAAACTGATCAGTGTTCAATACCAACCTCCAACAATCCAATAACAGAGACCTGTGCACTTGACCACTATATAGCACTTCTAACCTACTTAACACAAAGGAACCTGTGTGGTCTATCATGCCCCATGTTTTGACATGAAACGCAAATTCTTCACTCAGGGTCTCCCCTTTACTCTTAATCGTAAAGAAAACCGAAAATGTGAGTTGAGTGGATCTACTCGGCAATGATTGGAGAGCCTCCCAAAATTCATCTAAAGACGCAAACTGCTGATCAAGAGTGATGCCAGAAGCTATAAGCTGGTTTAGATTTAGATAAGCTGGTTTAATCACCATATCCATCCAAGAGAATCCCATATATAGGTCTGATTTAAACATTGGCCTTTCAACACCTTTATAAATCACCTTTTCTACAAATGATGCAAATGGACCAAGAAGATTCAGTCCCTCAGAAGCAGGGAGCGATGTCTTATGAGGAAACCAGGTAAATGATCCTAATGTTCTGCTAGTTGCAACAAAAGGCCTAATGAAGGACTCGAAAAAGATTTGTCTTAAGAAGTTCTTTGCCACATCTTCAGTACTTACCACCCTTTCCTCTGTTAAAGACATGTGAGATCGATCATGAGCTTCTGACAACTCTGATGACAGAACAATATAGTACTCCTCTCTTTTCCACTTGACAACATGGCTAATGAGAGACATTGCTTCACAATTGACATCCAAAACAACACATAAGTCAAGAAATTTTATTCTGGGAGACCACTTCATTTTTGTTGAAGCCAAATCACTCATAAAAGGTAACAAATGCTTTTCAAATAGTGATGGATATAACCTTCTAAATGAATGTATAATATGGTTGAACCCAACTTTATCCTCCAGCAACTTTGTGATTGTAGGTTTTAAGGGGAAGTAATCACAAGGTTTGAAATTTATTGCAGGGATTTTTGCCTTTAGCTTTGGCTCACCTAAAACCCAAGGTCCAATCTCTAATGCACAAGAGAGGGCAATACACATGTAATCCCACAACACTGGCCTGAGAAATTTTATAAGCCAGTCATTTGAACATCTCTGACAGACAGGGACAGACCACAGATTCATACCCTTCAAAATAAACCCCTTCACATCAGTTCGCCCTTCAAGTTGGCTTACAATTGACTTAATAAAGTAGTTGGACTTATCAAAGCCCCTTACACATTTACTCCCCAATGTCTTGCATAACCCAACAAACCCTGAAGCAATGCTACTTTGAAATGCACTCTTGTTTATTGCCTCTGATAGGAGTTTTTGTGCTCCCCTAGTAAAGTTGGAAGAGAGCTTGTTCTGAAGAGTTTTGACTAGGGTTGGTAATTTTTCCTCTTCAAGATTCAAGGCACCTGTGTAAATAACTTTCTGCCTTAACACCATTCTCAAAGGGAAGTAGGCAGAGAGGTTTAGCCAACACAGACTTAACTCTGACTCTTCTAAAGGGTCTACATTAAGTAGTGAACAAATTTTTTGTAACGACTCACTAGGATCTCCAGATAGGTAAGCAGCTGTGAATTCTTCATGTAATTCACCAGTTTTAAGTTTATTGTAAAGTCTTCTAAGGAAGTACCTAACTTTCTTTGTTCCACCTGGGCAAAGTTGCTCTATGTTCCTCATGATTCTATACCCCCTATTACCGTCAACCCAATCTTTCACATCGGAGTCACAATACATCAAGAATGGGTCAATCGGATATTGTGCATACCTCAGAAGATCTAAAGTTCTCTGTTGGATTAGATTGCAGAGCTTCACGGGCACCCCGTTTGCCACAGACTGATCAATGATTGTATCAATAGTCTCCGCCAACTGGTGCGGTTCCTTGCACTTAACATTGTGTAAAGCTGCTGCAACAAACTTCGTCAATAGTGGAACCTCATCACCCCAGACATAAAACCTTGACTTGAACTCAGCAACAAACCGCCCTATTACACTTTTTGGACTAATAAATTTGTTCAATCTGTCACTCAAGTAATTATGAAATTCCAAAATGTATTCAAATTCATCAGGGTCTCTGTCTAGCAGATTAGTCAACTTATGATCAAATAAGGAGATCTGATCATCACTGGAAGTATATGATTTAAGAGTCCCCTCATAAAGTAAGCCGATAGAATAGTTAATAAATTTTTCAGTGATCAGTCCATAGAAGTCGGAGGCATTATGGAGGATTCCCTGCCCCATGTCTAAAATTGAGCTGATGTGAGAGGGCACAACACCAAGTTTAAAGTGTCTAAAAAAGAAAGCTTCAGTTAGTGTTTCATGTAATGATTTCTTCAACCCTAAGTTTGTTTTAAGATAGGACCTCATCATGGCATTCACAACTGGATGGGGAACTTCTATCAATTTATGTATGTGCCAGGAGAGCAATGTGCTCACATAATCTCTACTTTTCACATCCTCTAATATATCCGAAGAATTCCAGTGAATGTTCTGTAAGATTACAAGGAACAACAGGGGGTTCATCATAGGTCCCCATTTGCTATGATCTAGACTGTAGCATACTTGAGCCAATGATACATTAAGCTTCATTGACAACACAGCATTTTCAAACTCTGATTCACTATTTAGGCAGCTGCCTCTAAATTGACCTGTCAAAGATTCAAAATAATCCTCAATCAGCCTTGTGAACATTTTGGTTCTTAAATCACCAATATAAAGTTCTCTATTCCCACCAACTTGTTCCTTATAAGATAAGGAAAATTTCAATCTTCCTGTGTCAGGACCAATAGATGTGTATGACTGTGGAGACTCTTGACTATAAAAACATAAGTTCTTTAAAACTGCAGTTGTACAATTGGTAAGAGAAAGTGCTTTGCTCAAAGCCTCAGAATTACTTTCTCTATCACTTAATCTGCAATCATCCATTAACCTCTCTCTATTTAACTTAAAGTTTATGCATTTCGACTTATAATGACTGTATTTCCCTACAAGTCTATTGGCATTCATCTGCAACAAAATGGACTTGAAACACAAGAAATATTCTGCATTTTCATAGGTTCTGGTTGTCACTGCCCTGGTGATCTCTGAGATGGCACATGAGTCCATTGGTCCTAAGTAAAAGTATTTACCTTTTAACTCATCGTTTAAATAGACCTTCTCACAAACTGCTTTGTAATCATCATCAGACATCAATGATTGGTCAAAGTCTTCTATTAAATGGTTGGACAGTTCTGACAGAATCAATTTCAAGTGCATTGGGTTGTCAACAACTTTGTGTAGATCATTTATGTCACCAGCGTTCACCTTACCAAGTTTTTCATCACTTAGGCTTTTATAACTTTCCATCACAGTTCTCACTGACTCTTTGATGTCCTCAAAGTAGGAAGAAGCGGCACCACTAATCAATACTTCATCCAGTTCCTCAGTGGATATCCCTCCATCAGAAGTCTTTGTACTACCAATCACTAGACTTGCAATCACTTTCATAATCTTGTAGTCATACTCCTCTTTACTTAGAAAGTACTTACTTTTCCTCTCGAATGTCTCCGATAATTGACATACTGCAGCAGCAACAAGTTTGTCATAATCATAGTTTAGCACCCTCTCACCATCAACATACTTATTTATAACAACACTTTTATTGCTGGCTAGGTCCATTGCAGTTGCACAACCACTAAGGACTAAAGGATCCTTTATTTCACCCTTGAATTCTTGTTTACTAAAAAGAGTGCCATTATTGAATGATGATGTGACTAAAGACAGTATCTTTTTAGAGATACCCGGTTTTTTAAATTGGATGCCACCCATTTCAGTACATGATGTCTTACCCAAAAAGGCAGCCCCGCTCATCAATAAGCTGGACAACTCAGTGGCCTCTGCGGGTTCAAGGGGGTTCACATTGACGGAGTCAAATTCTAATTTTGGCTCCAAGTATTTCTCAAAGCACTTAATTTGATCTGTGAGTCTGTCTGGTGTCTCTTTTGTAATGAAGTGACAAATGTAAGAGACATTGAGGACAAATTTAAACCTATTCGTCAACATTGTGTTAATCGTAGGGTTGAGAACCTTACTAATCAATGTTCTCAAAACTCTAAAAAGAAAAAACTCAACTTTTGTTATCAATTTTTCCTCCAACTTACTCAAAAGGTCCTTGTGATAATATTCAGAGACGTATGCCATAACAAAGTATCTCAAATTTTGGAGGAACTTTTGAGATCTTTTGCTCGGATGGGTTAAAACCAGTATAAAGATCATTTTTAGCAATGCTTCAATGTCTCTCAAATCCTGCTTTAATTCTAAACAATCATTCAACCAGCTCACCATCACTTTAATAGTCTCAGATATAACTGACTGCGAAAAGATAGCTGGAAAGAACCTCTTAGGATCAGCATAAAAGGAACAGACCTCACCTTTACGAGAATTGTTAATTGCATAACATTTTGAGCATTCTCCTGTCTTCTGGTACAACAGTCTAAATCTGGTCCCAGCCATGTAAAACTCTTGGCAGTAAGCTTCCTTACAAATCACCTTCTTAAACCTCTCGGCACCTCTCTCATTTTGTCTTAATTTGACAACAGAGGATGTCTTCATTGAATTCACAATTGCCAGTGAAATGCTTGAGAGCCGTTTTAGATCATCTTCAGTCTCCAGTGCTGGGCTCAGCTTATACGGAAAGTCACTAAGGTCATTCTTTTCATAATTGATGGACGGCATGACACCTCTCACTTCAACCCCCATTATCTTTTCAAAACTTGAGATTGAAATTATGTTTTCTAAAACGCCAAAATCAGAAAATTTTAAGTTAACAAGTGCCAATGCCTGTTCAGCCTTCCTTAGGGTGGAGCTAACAAGGTTATAATACACCAGTCCTTGATGCTCATGGCCTGAGCCTAGATTCCTCACTTGATTTGTCCTTCGTCTTTCCATCCATTGATACAATTCCTTCTTTGTGGCAGTCAATGAGACAAGCCTATCATTAACACTTAAAAATGATGTGCCAAGCCACTCTGAATCTTCAAAGTGGCCAACCACCTCTTTGTCAACAGCATGACACAGCAAAATTATTGAATCAAACAACAACAAAGTCTTTCTCCTAGTGTTGAGTATGTGAAGACTCTTGATTTTGTTCAGCAATGATCTCCAGGCTGGGACACAACTGTGCTTGGGTCTTAACTCTTCAGTATCATCAATGTCAGCATAGAGTAATGTTATTGTGGGAGACAGAGTGAGGAACTCCCCTCTCAATTTCTCCATACTCTCCGCCTCTGCTCCAAAATCTGAGGGGTACATCTTACAAAAGGACTTTAGCAGCTCAGATTTGTCGACCCTCCTAAATTGTCTGGGAATTGCCCCGGAGCTCACACCATTCCTGAAGGCTTGGAATTCATTGATTATTTCTCGTTTGACATCTATAGAGCTCATAGAGTTGTCAATCCCCATGTGACACAATTTAAGAATTTCTTCATGGTGTGTTGTCCTGCAGTCTTGTAGGATGTTGATACTCTCCAACCCAGACCTTTTACCTTCTACATTCCTTAACGATTCACAGAGTCTACTATATTCTGATTCTTCCAACATCCTTGATGATTCTTGAGCAAATTGAAGTAGTGAGAATAAGATGGATCTGAACTTTTCGTTTGCCCACTCTGGCATAAAAGTGTGATCAAAAACTGTTCTCCCATCAATTATGGGGAGCAAAGTGACCCCCACACTCTGTAAATCCTGTTTTAAAGAATTTAACTTCACAGAGTCCTCATTATACTTTTGCTCAAAATTTGAAGGTGAACTCCTAACAAAGCATTCTAGTAAAACCAATACATTCCCAGTTAGTTTAAAACCGTCTGGAACAACAAAGGGCAGACCAGGACACAATATGCCTCTATTGAGTAAGATCACCTCAACACTCAATTCCTCTGTGTTATGTTCACAACCATTGGCCTCACAGCTGTCTAATTCTATGCATAGAGAAAGCAGCTTGAGGCCCTCAATCAATAAGTTTTGAGGCTCAGATTGGATCAGAAAGTTCAACTTCTGTCTGGACAGCCTCTGATCATTGGCTAAGTATTTGGAAATGAGGTCCTTTGCCTCACACACACTTGTCTCCATAATAAGGCTCCCACAAAAGACAACGTCAAATGCCTAGGATCCTCGGGGCG